AATAGAAGGAGCTAGAAAAACTTGGAAACAATTAGTTCTTATGGAAGACGCAATGATGATACATCGTATTATGAGAGCACCTGAAAAAAGAATATTCAAAATTGATATTGGTAATATCCCACCTGGTGAAGTTGATACTTATATGGGTAATCTTATAGACCAAATGAAAAAAGTACCATATGTAGATGAAACCACTGGTGAATACAATCTAAAATTCAATTTACAAAATATGTTAGAGGATTACTACCTACCAGTAAGGGGTGGTCAGAGTGGTACTGAGATTGATTCATTGAGTGGTATGGAGTTTGGTGGTATTGATGATGTTGAATATTTAAAAAATAGAATGTTAGCCGCATTAAAAGTTCCAAAAGCATTTATAGGATATGAAGAAGGTGTTGAGGGTAAAGCAACTTTAGCCCAAGAGGACATTAGGTTTGCTCGTTCCGTAGAGAGAGTACAGAAAATAGTTCTATCAGAGCTAACAAAAATAGCAATCATACATTTATATTCACAAGGATATACAGATGCCGATTTAGTTAATTTTGAACTAGAATTAACCACACCATCTATTATATACGAACAAGAGAAAGCAAACCTTTGGAGTGAGAAAGTATCATTAGCAAGTTCCATTAAAGACCTACAAATGATTTCTCAAAAATGGATATATGAAAACATATTTAATATGTCAAAAGATGAATGGGAAAAAGAACAATATGGGGTTGTAAATGATTTGAAATTAGGTTTCAGACATGAACAGATAGCAAGTGAAGGTAATGACCCATCAGTAACGGGTGAATCATTTGGAACACCACATGATTTAGCTACAATACAACAACAAGAGAATGGGAATGAAAAACCACAATTTGAGAATGAAATGCCCAAAGGTGGGTGGCCTAATTCTGGAAGACCCAAAGAACCTAATACCTATGGAAAAGACAAATCTCCATTTGGTAGAGACCCATTGGGTAACAAGAGTATAAATGTTAAACCAGAGTCATATAAACATTCATATAAAGCCAATTCTGTATTGAATAAGGAATCTACGGAAGCTATGTTATCAAAGATGAAACTGAAGGTAAAAACAAAAGAAATTATAACTGAATCATTAAAAAATAATGAAGAAATTACCGAAGTAGATATGTTAGATGAGAAAAATATATTGAATTCTGATAATTAAGATATTTATAGTAAATATATAGGTGACTCTAAGGAAAAATAGAAAAGCTAATGAAGAAAATTAAACATAGTAAGTATAAAAATACGGGGATTTTATTCGAATTATTGGTAAGACAAATCGCAACCGACACTTTGAATAATAAGGATTCCATTGCTACTAAAATCATTAAAGAACATTTTAGTAAAAAAACCGAATTGGTAAAGGAATTAAATCTGTATCAATCTGCTATCAAAGAAACATTTAACTCTGAATATAAGGCTGGTGAATTTTTAAATATTGTCATTAAAGAACGTTCAAAATTAAATGAAAGTGTATTAAGTAGACAGAAGTATAATTTAATTAAAGATATTAAACAAAATTTTGTATTGGAAGATTTCTTCAAGTACAGAGTTTCTAATTACAAAGAAAATGCATCTGTATATAAATTATTTGAGTATTCAAATAGTGATAATCCAAAACAATATGTGGAATGCAAATCAACTTTGTTGGAACACTTAATTGGTAAAACTATAAATACTGATAGTGTGGTTAGTATGGTAAATTCCAAATATTCCAAGCAACCTAAAGAGGTTCGTCTATTAGCTTGGAAATTGTTAGTTGAAAACTTCAATAACAAATACGGCAATTTATCAAATAAACAAAGATACATTCTAAAAGAATATATAAATTCCGTTGATAATTCTGAAAAGTTAAAAACTTTCGTAATTAAGGAATCAAATAATTTAAAAAAAGCATTAAACTCAATTAATGTAACTGACAAGATTATAAAAATAAAACTGAATGAGATTATCAAACTTACAACAAAGTTAAAATCTTCAAAAACAATAACAGAATCACAAATATTATCATTACTCAGATACCATGAGTTACATGATGAACTAAAAAAAGTCTTTAAATGAAAAGTTTTATAAACGAGATAGAAGATAAGTTTACCCAATTGGAAGAGGCGTACAGCTTTCTTGATGATGTAAAAGTAGGTCAAATTGTACAATCTAGTGGTGATACACATAAAGTTATTTCTGTTAGTAAAACCCAAGTTAAATTAAAAGAGATTCCTGGTGGTAGAATTAACATCTGGCCAGATGATTTCGGAAAGTATGCTACTACTGATAATTTTTGGGATAATTTTGATATGAATGAAGCCAACGTTACAGGTAATTTAGATGGGGGAGAAGGGCCACCACGAACTCCAAATGCATTCTCAAAGAGTACGGATGAGGATGATTTGGATACAAAACACATTGAAGTCATGGGATATAAGAAAACTAAAAAAACAAATAAACATCATATTACGTTAGAAACTTTTGAACGTAAATTGGAAAAACAAATAAACGAAATTTCATATAAAGAGTTTAAAAAAGATGACTCGCGTAAGAATTATCAAAAGGTCAATGATTCTATTAAAAAGATAAATAGAATGATGTTTGAAATAGAAAGAATTGTTAATCAAAATACGAAATTGAAAAGCGAAGCTGGAATACACAACGGACAGTATTGGAAACCCACACAAAAAAGACTAATGAAAATTTCAGAAAGACTGCAAATTGTAACTAACAAAATTAAAGAATTGGGTTCATGAGTAAAAAATCTAAAAAAATATTAAAAGAAGAACTTTCAAATAAGGATTTAGATAATATACGTCTACTTATTAGATATGAGGTTGCACAAATAATGTTTGATTTATATAAAAAACGTAAAGTTTGGGAAAGGTAATGAGTAGATTATTAGTAGACACAATTTCAGTAAATTTTTCAGATTCAATAAACGAATCTTATCTAACTGAAGATGGTAGGTTTATAGTAGAAGGTGTACTTCAGCGTGCCGAAGCTCAAAACCAAAATGGTAGGGTTTATCCAACAGGCATCTTAAAAAGAGAAGTGAAGAAATATAAAAACAGAGAAATAAAAGAAAATCGTGCATACGGGGAACTAGACCACCCAGACACATCAGTAGTTGAATTGAAAAATACATCTCATATAGTTAGAGATGTTTGGTGGAAAGGTAATGATGTTATTGGTAAAGTTGAAATTCTAAAAACACCAGCAGGAAACATCCTAAAAGAATTAATAAAAGCAGGATGTACAATTGGTATTTCATCAAGGGGTATGGGTTCGGTAAAAGAATCAACTAGTGGAACAGTAACAGTAGAAGACGATTTTGATTTAATTTGTTGGGATTTCGTATCTAATCCATCTACACATGGCGCATTTATGAAACCAGTAAACGAATCGGTTAAGAATAAAAAATCATATAACAAAATAAATAAAATAATCAGAGACATCATTTGTGAAATAGATGGTGTTTGTTCAATTGGATAAAACTATGAAGAAACTAAAAGATTTATTTAAAGAATCAAACTACTTAAAGTACAAAGAGTACGCACTTCAAAAACACGAAGGTGTTGACGATGACCAACGAACTGCATTTTTAGAAGCGGTCAAGTTGTATAAAGAATTCGCCAATGTGGTGTATAAAAAAGATGGTTTAAAAGAGGTGTATGAAAACATCAGACATATAGTTGATGTCGCAGGTAAAATGACAATTGATGAAACTGAACAGTGGTTTGATGGTGTAACGGTTTCCCGTCATATGAAACGAATGAATGAATCTTTTAAATTGTTTGAGAAAACCTTAAAAGAAATGTATCCACTACAACAAAGGTTAGAATCTACTTATGATGAGATTGGTGAGGTATTAGGTAAATACTATGAAATCAACGAACTTGAAGAAGGTAATGAGTTTGGAGCAGCAAGAGCAAAGGCAATTGCGGCAGGAGAAGATGAATTTGAAGTTGATGGTAAAACTTTCCCAGTTAAGAGTGTTGGTAAAGATGATAAAGCAAATGCTAAAAAGTTCGCAAAAGAATCAGTAAACAAATCCACAAAACTAACTGACATTCTTAAAAAATCAGTAAACGAAGCAAGTGGTGATTTTGGTGGATGGATAGCATTTTACAATAATAAGAAATTAGAAATTGATAAGTCGGAAGCAAAAGACCTTTGGGCAGCTAAACAATTAGCAATCAAAAAATTAAAAGTTCCTAAATCTAAAACTGGATTACTTGCAATCCAACCCGCAGTAGAAGAATCAGTAAACGAATCCAATGAACGCGAAAAAAGAATAAAGAACTTGACCATCAGTCAATACGAAGATGCTATAAAAATGTTTCAAGATAAAATTAAGAGACAAGGTATGGTCACTAATGCACGAGATGAAGAACACTTAGCTCGATTAAAAAAGATGTATAAGAAAATGGGTGGTAAGTTAGAATCAGTAAATGAATCCACAAAACTAACTGATATTCTTAAAAAAAAAGTTAAATCAGTAAACGAAGCTAAAGCAATCCCCGTACCATTACAATCAAGTGATTTTACGGACTCTACTTCAATGTGGGGATTTTATCAAAAAGGTAAAACTTGGAGAGTTCACTCAAATTACTTTGTTGATATGCACAAAGAAAACAACCCTGATGAAAGAGATGTTGTATTTTTAGAAGCAGCAGTGTGGTCTGGTGGAAAAGTTCTTGTTGGAATAGGTGGTATAAATAATCTTAAACGTACAAATGCATCAACTTTTGGTAAGACTTTCCAAATTAAACCAGGTGATGATATAGATAAAGCTTCCAAAGAGGCCTCTAAATTTCTATTTGATAAAGACCATTTTAAATGGGTAAACAAAAGTATTAAAGCAGAAGGTAAACCATTAAGAATTAAACCAAAAGGGGATTTTTCAACAGTTATAAAAACCTTGTTATCTAAATTAGATATAAAAGAACAATCGGTAAACGAAGCAAAGTATGACATTGGAATGGCCATGAAAGGTAGTGGTATAACCGTTTACAATAGAGCAGAAGAAGAAGCTGGAGATTACAAAAACGTAGCTCATATAAAACCAAATGGTATGGTAACATACTACGATAAAAAATTACCAAAAGATATAAAAGATATGATTGAAAAGAAAGCTCAATCAATGAAATAATAGACAAATCAAACGTTAAACTAATTATTTTAATACTTATATTTGTGAATTTTATAACCAAAAAGGTAAAAAACATGAAAAAATTATTAGACATTTTAAAATCAGTATTTTCCAAAATCAAAAGCTGGATAGTTTCAAACGGAATTGAAGGTGTACTTGGTTTAATAGCAGGATGTGTTCTTTGGATAATGGGATACAAAATATGGGCAGGATTTTCTCTTGGCGTATTCGCTACTCGTAATTGGGATATACTAAAAGTTTGGACTAAAAAAGTTTTATCAAAATAAACATATTATAATTTATGAAAGACAGTAACAAAAAACAGTTTTACAAAAAAGTTACAAAAGAAGATATGGCAGTTTACGGCAAACCTGGTGTCGTAAAAGTGGTTAATAACCAAATAGAACTTGCCATAAAACTTTGGAAACGAAAGTTAAAAGACTCAGGCCAAATAGAGTTATTAAAAGAACGAAAAGAATACATAAAACCCTCCACCAAAAAAAGAAAACAAAAACAACAAGCAAAAAGGTCGTTGGAACGTAAAAGAATGTTTGATAATTAATAAACACTTTTATAACGTTTTCAATTTTACGACACTATTTATTGTAAGTTAAAATATCGTTTCCAAATAAACGATTGACTATTTATACAAAACTATTCTATTAAGATTCCTAATAATCTTATTTCCGTAAAAAATTTAAGGAGAATTACATGGCAAGAAAAGACTTGTTATCAGAAGCAATTGCTGACGCAAAGGCTGTCAAAGAAACTGCTTTGGCAAACGCAAAATTAGCTTTGGAAGAAGCGTTCACCCCAAAACTACAATCAATGATTTCCGCTAAGTTAGCTGAAGAATTGGATGATGAAGAACTTGAAGAAGACGAAATGGGTCTTGAAGATGAACTTGAAGAAGACGAAATGGGTCTTGAAGATGAACTTGAAGAAGACGAAGAAGAAGTACTTGAAATGGATGATGAACTTGAAGAAGACGAAATGGGTCTTGAAGATGAACTTGAAGAAGATGAAGAAGAGCTTGAAGAAGACGAGGACGAATTGGATTTGGAATCTATCATAAGAGAACTTGAAATGGATGATGAACTTGAAGAAGATGAAGAAGAAGAACCATTCGTTGAGCAAGAAGAAGAAGATATTGATGAAGACGAAGAAGAAGTTGATTTAGCAGAAGTCATCAGAGTACTACAAGAGATGGGTGATGATGAAATTGACGAAGATGAAGTTGAACCTGAAACAGCGGACATTGAAGCTGAATTGGAAGAAGCTTACGACACTATCAAAAGTCTACAATCAACAATCAACGAAGTAAATCTTTTAAACGCTAAACTTCTTTACACGAACAAATTGTTCAGAACATTTGATTTAAACGAATCACAAAAAGTAAAAGTATTAGAAAACTTTGACAGAACTTCATCAGTAAGAGAAGTTAAATTGGTATTTTCTACAATCGCTGAAAACTTAAATGTAACTAGAAAGAAAAGAACAATTGTTAAAGAAGGATACGCATCTAAAGCTACTAAAAGTTCCGCACCCAAAAGAAAAATTATTTCTGAGGGTAACCAAATGGCCGCAAGATGGAAAAAACTTGCAGGTTTAAAGTAAAAATTATAAAAACAAAAGGAGACTTAAAATGAATATAAA